ATTGTTATGGTAGCAACCGTAGTTCCTCCCGACCCACCAGTCTTGAAAGTCCAAGTATCAGTTGTGGAGGCCTGAACTTGAGAGCAATAATCATAGGGGGGGAGAGTAAAACCTGTACGAGGGTCAACCTTCATGGGGTTTGCACTATCTCCCAACCCCACAGTGTTATCCGATGGGTCAAGAATGACCACCTTTTTAGCCCTCATTAAGGGGCTGTGCTCGTCTATATCAATGCTAGGTTGACTGTTCATAGGCCTCCAATTCCTTAAGAATACTTCCTAGTTTTCTATCTAACTCGAAATACCCATGTAATCTTTTAAGCCTTGACTCGCCAAGACTGGGCGAACCTATTTTTAACTCCACCTTTTTAATTTCAGTAAACAAATCTTCTCGCGATTTTATTCCCCTCTCTTTGGCCCAAGATACGATCCCTCCCAACCACTTCTCATCCTCGTAGTCGTATTCTTTTTGACCAATAAATTGCTTAAGAGGAATTAAATCCATCTCCTCCTGTGTTGCGCCAATGGGCATCTCCCCCACTTGAGTATCATTGGGTTTTACTTCCGCTTCGCTTCCTATTACTGGTTGATCAATTTTTGCCATATTTTTTGTTGTAAAAATCTTGAATTTTGTTGTATTCTTCAATCCCGCTTACCTCATAGCCCACAAAACACTTTCGACACTGAATAAAGCACATTCCCTTCATAACAAAATCATGAGGGCAATTACTTGCGTCTTGAATTGTGACTGGTTCCACCCTTTCGATGTTTTCCAACTCCTCGTTTGGAATTGGAGACATGTTCGGGGAGGTTTTTGAGACTGTATCCATATTCATCATCCCACCTCTTTGCTATCTCTGGATGTCTAGCGTGCATGAACCTAATTTGGGCCTTAGACAGGTAAGGCAGACCTAAACACCATCCTTTCTAAAATAACATATTTGTACTTTGTTTGTATTTGTAATATAATATGGCATATGGGTAGATTAAGACTTGGAACTTACCGTAATTGCAAAAATTGCAATAAGCTCTTTTACGCGCGGTTGTCCGTGATAAAACAAGGCAGGGGGCTATACTGCTCCAAGTCTTGCAAGTCTATTATTCAAAACTTCAAGATACGAAACAAAATGACCGTGAATTGTGACTGGTGCGGTAAAACTATTATTACTTGGCCCAGTCGTATTAAAAGACATAACCACATATTTTGCTCGAGAGGTTGTAGTGGACAATATATGTCCAAATTTGCCTCCGGTGAAAACGGTCGAAACTGGAAAGGTGGTAAAGTACATAAATACAAACTTATAAGCTGGAGGCAGATTCGTGACTATTATAAAGAGTCGGAATGCGCAGCTTGTGCGTCAACTATCAATTTAGTCCTCCACCACATTAGACCAGTTAAGTTTTTAGGTACGGATATTGAATCCAACCTAATCACATTATGTCGCTCTTGTCATTTCAAAGTGCATCGTAATCCCAGTAATTTTCCACTTTATATTCATTAAGCAGTTAAAATATCTTTTTCTTCTTCCTTTTCGATTTTCTCCATTTCTTCGGCCTCTTTGACCCATGCCTTCACGCTATTAAGAAACTCGGCGAAAACCGTGTCCCTAGCAAAAGCCAACCTATATTTGTCCTCCCAGCCCTGCTCCTTGGGGTTGGGGTACTCCGCTAGGCGGAGGCGCTCCACCTCCGGCAAGAGGAACTTTTGGAAGAACTCCCCCGATAGGAAGTCCCGCGCCTGAGACCCCCGTGCCTTGCGAAGCATTTGGTTGTCCGATAGTTGCATTGACACCTCCATTCATTTGTTTCTCGAAGTATTGTTCGACCTCGGTTACTTTGGCAATGTCTCCAAGTTTCTCTAGCAACTCTTTCCACTTAACCGTATATCCTTGGGCATTCAATTGTTGCTCTACCTGAAGCGTTGAGTCAAAGAGCATCTTTCTCGCTTGAACATCAACCGCGTCATTGGGAATACTCATAGATTCGATATCTACAAAGAAGTTATAATCTCCAGCAATATCTTTGCCTCTTGTAGTGAGAAAGCCGGACTTCTTATCCTTTTCTAATTGTAGCTGAGGAACAGTTTGGCCACCCATCTCAACAGGGAAAAGAGGGGTGGCGTATTGATCCAATTGCCCTTCCGCTCTTAACTTCTCATAGGCAACCTCGAAAACCTCTCTCCCGGTATCCTTAGCAATTCTTTCTAACTCTTCGGTGTGTTCCATAACATAATCATGGACAGTTTTTGCTCCTTCATCTGAAAGGGTATAACCGTGTAGTTCTTCGTCAATTAAATACTGAAGAGCGTCTTTGCCAGTAACTTTGATAAGTTTTGTCCCTGTAAGCATTTTTTGACTCATTTTTAGCCACGCATGGACCATTCTTGCTAAAGCTTGTGAAAGGATTGTTTTATTGGCGTTGTCCCTTGTAGAACGTAGCATGGCAGAGTCTTTAATCTCGGTAGCGGTTTTATCAGTGAACGTTTGGGCTGCAATCGAGACATCTTGCCCCGTTTCCCCAACACCCTCCATAATCAATGAGGAATAAAGCCCATAAAGATCAATAAACTTATTTATAAGAGTTTGAGAGTTCTCAAAGGCCCTCACGTCTTCACCTGGTTTTTGCATAAGCCATCTTGCCCCAGATTTGAATTCTAAGGTGTCTAATTGAGCGTTGATTGGATTTACCATAAGAGGAGCGTAAAGCTCGTTCTGGGCTTCTTCCGCTACCTGAGACATAAAAGCCCAGTTAGACTTGATTAAAGGGAGAACCGATTCTAGTTCGGGCTTACCATAAGCATCGTCATCCACAGGATAGTAACAAAGTTCTATAACGGGGATTGTGGGAAGTTCTGGGAAGGGGTTTTTGAACTCCCTTAATATCCACGCGTCTTTTTTCCCATTTCCTTGCTTGGGACAGAATTGAGTATAGGTCCCCCGCGCCTGGTTGTACTCATAGCAAACTTCAATTCTAAGCTCGGTAGAGCTTAAACCAACCACATCCCTATTAACGGATTGGTAGTTTGTCTCTCGCATATCTCCTTCGGAGAGCTTTTTCAGAATATCCGGATCATACACTGGACCGGTTTTGGCCAACTCGTTTATTCTTTTCATTTGTCCGAGGGTTAGATAGTCTCTTAGAATGAGATAGTCAGCATCGTCAGTTGTCCGCGATCCCGGTTGCACCAAAACATCCCGATTGTCCCATGGTTCAAACCAAGGGCCGTCATAAACAACCTTCCCATCACCGTCATACATCCTACGCCAGCTCCATCTACCATATGCTTTACCAAACCTTCTAGCGCGCGAGTCCATCATTTTCCAGCGCATAAGCATAGTGGTATTGCTTCTCAAGTCCACTTCATTCCACTGAGCCAAGACTAATTCAGTAGCCACTCTGGCCCCCAACTCATCCCCTGAATTGGTAGAAGTAAACCGCCCCTGAAGTTTGTTAGCCAGAAGCCTGTCCGTTTTCCTGTCAATAAGCGAAGCACCTCTCCCATCAGGAACTCTAGCATCAAACGGCCAGTTAGTTTTGTTTATGTAGTTTCGGTAGACTTTCTCGTAAGTATCAAAGCCTCGCTCTTTATGGGTGATTCTAGTTTGGAGTTCGGCGTTAGCATCGTCATAGTGTCGCATTAATAGCGAACCACGATCAACCTTCGGAGTTTCTTTAGTGTCTGGTTTGATTACTTTTTTCATATAAAAACCGCGCCCGTTACGTGAGCGCGGTTAGGTTTTTCCTATACTCGCAGATATATTATACCACTTTTTATTCTCTACTCCAATTCGCCTTTAATAGGCCTTAGTATCTTTTCTTGAATGAGACGAACCCTCGAGATTGTCTTGTTTTGCATCTCTACTATCACTTTCCCAAAACCATCGTCTAAATCTCTAACTAATCCAATTTTGTAGACAATCTCCATCAGACTATCCGGGGAAACCTTATTCTCTCTCATCGTCTTGTAAATAAAGTACAGTTGGGGATGGAGTTGTTCCAATATTCCCTCAAACTTCTTTTGGTTTTCTTCTAATTGTTCTTGGTAGTCTTTCATATTCCAAGGGTCGGGTCTTTAGGCCTTTCCCAACGAGATTTGTTCATATAACTAGCAAATGGGCCAGGAATGTTGGTGCTAAGTGGTGTCAGATTAGTATTTTGATATAGTTGCCACACACCCGCCAAAGACATAACTAAATCGTCATGGGCTCCTGTTTCTGCTTGAGCTTTCCAGGAAGAGGAAGCCTGGACAAGAACGAAAGAGAAGAGTTCGTTCACGGTATCAACATCATAAACCATAATCAACCGTTTATCTATGGCCTCCTTGAGATCGGAGAGCATCTTGGGCCGGGTAGCAGAGGTGGTATCCCAACCAAGTTTAACCGGGTCGGGATTATCCTCGCTTCCAAAGGTGGGCATTCTAAAGATATCGAACTTGCCGCTTCTATTAAGTGAGGCCAATCGCTCCATCTCAAATACCCCACCGTTGTTTCTCTCATAAGCAATAGTCGGTTTTACTCCCGTAGTATCAAAGATTCTTTCTAAAACAGGGAAGATGGAGTTTGTCATTTCCGTCGCCAGTCTTTTGTCGTGATAAACCAAGGGAATGTCCCTCTTTTGAACAGATAGGAATTGACAAGCGCAATAATCCCCCATACCGGCAGACGGATCACCAAATACTAGAATCTTCTCTTGTCTATTAAACTCACGAAATTGCTTAAACATAGATACCGGTTTTTAATGGCTCCTTGACGTCCTGTAAGTACCCTTGTAGGGCTTGAGGGTCGAAATAGAGACTTCCACTTGTTAAGAAAGCCTCGATGTCAGTTTCAGGGTATTCTTGGGGGAAAAGACGATCAAGTTCTCTTTTCTTTGTCTCTAGGAAATCTTTAGAGTAAAAGTCTGAAGCCTTGTAAAAAAGAGGCTTAAAAGGTTTCTCTCCTTGCTTACACATTTCCCAGAACTTCTTAAAGAAATTAAATCCATTAGCGGTAGTTTCTATAATTATCCTTCCGTCCGGGACCACCGCTTGCATGGCTCCAGCAAACAACCCTTCAGGATCGGGATAATAGGCAAACTCAGATAAGTGAAGATTGGTAATAGTTTTACTTCTCCCAAAGTCTGCATTATCCGCTGTACCTATTGTGTACCTAGAGTTCATAGCCTCATTAAAGAGTTCGTATTTTGAATTATATTTTAGAGGGACTTTTAGTCCCGTCTTTTCTTCGAAACACCGTAGGTAAAACTTTACTCTATCAAGTAACTCTACAGCGTTATCGGCAATATCAGCTACAATTACACTTCTTGAGTTCTCTCTATTAAGAAAGTCTATTGTAAATAGAGCAAGTATAAAGCT